AATTTAAAATGCGAAAATTCGCAATGAAAAAACCTAACAAGTTTTTAAAACAATGATTTAAAGGCATTACTATATATAATTGATAAAGAGAGATGTCGCACGTTATCACATTTGATAACCAAAAAATTTGGAAATTCTTTAAAGAAGAACATCCATCTCTTAATCCCGAGAATACTGTATTAATGTTTATTGATATAATGAATAAACTCTCTCAAGATGTTAATTCAACATTTAATAACACACTTGCACAACAGCTTGTTGATAGTATGAAACAACTTCAATCACAAGTTTCGGTTGTTTCAGATAATGTTACACGGATTCAAACGGATACATTAAATAACTTCAGTTTAAAATTATCTGAATTCAAAAAGGATTATATGGAAGATGTGAAAATGATATTGACCAATAATGTTTCAGAAAAAATTGCCCCACTATTGAGAGAACAAAATAATATGATGATAGATAAAACACATCTTTTAATTAACGACATTATTCCCAAAAATAATGATTCTCTCTCTAAACAAATAAACGATTCTATTAAATTATTACATTCTTCTATTTCTGAAGATACAAATCGTTTTCTATCCTCCTCCATTAATCAAAAAACATTGGATGATTTTATTATTGGTCTAGATACAAAGTTTGCAAACACTTTATTAAACTCACAGACCTTTTATAACCAAACTGAACAACGATTGGATAATAGTTTAAGAGAGATTAAGAATTCTACGGAACTGAATTTTAGTTCTATTAAAGAAATTTCTACAAGTAATCAACAAATTGCCACATCTCTCAACTCCAACGTTTCTGATATGTTAAAAAAGATGGATAATACTGCTACCAAAGGTAAGGTATCTGAGAATATAGTATATAACATATTACAAACATTATATCCTGTTTCTCAGATTGATTCGGTTGGCACAACAAAAGAAACTGGTGATATTATCTTGACGCGCAACAATAAACCCAAAATTTTAGTGGAAGTGAAAAACTGGGATAAAAATGTCATTCAAGAAGAAGTCAAAAAATTCATTCACGATATCGAAACACAAAAATGTTGTGGTCTTTTTATTGCACAAAATTATGGCATCGCCAATAAGGAACAATTTCAAATTGATATTCATGACGGAAATGTGTTGGTCTATATTCAACAAGTTCATAATGATGCAGAAAAAATTAAAGTAGCAATTGATATTATAGATCATTTTAAAGGTAAGTTAGACGAACTTGATACACATACTAATATTGATACTATCAGTAAAGAAGTTCTAGATTCTATTAATCAAGAATATCAAATGTATTGTTCACAAAAACTAAATATTATGAAAACAATAAAAGATTTCAATAATAAAATTTTAAAACAAGTGGAAGATATTGTTATTCCTAGTTTGGATAATTATCTCTCTGCACGTTACGCTTCATCCACGAGCAAATATGTTTGTCAGTATTGCGAATATATTGGTAAGAATCAACAGGCCATGTCGGCACATCATCGAGGTTGTACTGTTAAAAAGAATATCTCCGAAAAAAATGAAGGAGAGATTTCAGTAGAAACTCCCATTACAATTGAAACCAAAAAGAAGCAACTACAAAAAAAGTAGATTAACTCTACTATTCTTAGAACAGAAGAGAAATGTTTCTATAAATTATTTAATTGATTAGATAAAATAATTTATGAATGAGAGATTAAATATTTATTATAATAAATAATATTCAAATACTTATTTTCTATTTTTTCTTGTTTTATGTTTTCTTGTTTTATGTTTTCTTGGTTTATGTTTTCTTGGTTTATGTTTTCTCGTTTTATGTTTTCTTGTTTTATGTTTTCTTGTTTTATGTTTTCTCGTTTTATTTTTATTTCCACCTTCCGCCAGATCATCTACCTCCATAGAATCTCTCGTCGTAAAATCTCTCGTCGTAAAATCACTCGTCGTAAAATCACTCGCCATAAAATCTCTCGCCATAAAATCTCTCGCCACAGAATCTCTCGTCCTAAAATCTCTCGCCGTTGGTTTTTTTTTTGATTTAAATGATGTTTTTGAAAATTTTGGTACTTTTTGTACATCATCTTTTGGTACATCATTTTTTTTTGTTTTTTCAATTGACTCAACAAAATAATTACTAATTGTATATAATAAAAATAGTGTATTTGATTCAAATATATTAGAACTATCAATCATAATTTCTTTTTCTACATTTTCAAACATATCAAAATTTAGTTTAAAACCATCATAAAGAATCTTAAATTGATTTAATGTTGGTAGTGATTTTTTTTCAAATACATGTTCTATTAAATTAGTTATAAATTCGTTACTTATTATTGTACCTCCAACAAATTTAAAATAATTAAATAATATGTCAAACACATAATATGGATAATCTTCTCGTATATATTTTTCTAGTATATATTTTTCTTTTATCTCTATTTCTGTTTTTGTATGTGGCTGTCCTCCACCACCGTTTAATCGGCTGGAACGACCTTGTTGTTTAAATGTACCTTTTATACTTTTATAATAATCACCAGTCAAATTAAAACCACCACCTGTCAAAATAGTACGTATAGGATCACCTTCAATATTATCACTCATTAACCTATCTAGAAATGGATTTAATTTTAGTTTTTTTTTATTTATTACAGTAACAACATCAAACGCTCTATACTGTTCATGAACTTCTGTATTGTCGTCTTGAAATTTTGTGTTTCTTAATTCTGTTAAATAACCATTTATTTCATCTATAAATTCATTAACACTTCTTAATAAGTTCACAATAATAAATTTTATTTTGTCTTCATTAGTAAACTTCGAACCTCTATCTATATATTCTTCTATATCTGGCTTAGTGATAAATGCATTATTTCTAAATTTAACACCATTATTGTGTTTTAATATATCATCTATTTTTGCTTTATGAACAATTTTATATTTCTCTTCTTCTGATAAACTTTTTGGTATATAATATGAATAATGTTTTAAAACAGAATCTTTACTATTTAATTTTAATCTTCGTAATATTACTGGAACATTTAACATCATACAACGACAAGCAAATGGTATATCTCCTGTAAATGCCGCAACTTTTGATTGTTCTGATTCAAATAAATTTGGGTTATATTTCATCATAATATATCCTATAATTACTTGTAATGTATCTCCTAATTCTTTCCCCAATACATAATTTAATGCATGCTTTTGATTTGTTAGGTTGTTCGGTTGAGTAGTTAAAAAAATATTCTTTGTTACATTTCCTTCAAAATATTGTTGTACACCACGAAGAATGTGTCCTTTTCTATTTACGAGCACATTTAATATTTCTATATTATCTTTTACTATTCTTATACTACATATAATTTCATTTGGATAATTTAGAAATTTAGATATAAATTCTATACCATTAAAACCAAAATTTGTTAAATCAATGTATAATTCTTGATTGATTGCTGGCCATATAGATGCTTTTCCTCTTCCTCCTGGATCTATAAATGATGCTGGTGTTTCTATCTCTTCTATTCCTGGTCTAAAGTCATTTGGTGTTATTGCCGCATCATTTAAAGCATATTTATATGTTTCTGGAATACTACTTGATATAAAGTCTGGAATTAATGTTTTTTTATTGTTTACATATTCTTCTATTTCTTTATTTAAATCATCTGTATTTGTAGCACTTTTTGAAAGAGCACATATTCTTAATTCGGTTCCACGATTATTTTGATCAGTTAAAAAATAATCTTCCATTATATGTAATTCTTTATCACTATATTTATTAGAATCGCTATAGCATGTATAAAGTTTTTTTATAGAATCTTTAAATAAATTTACTCTATGTGCTGGTGGATGTTCATGTGTTGCATCTTTATATGAATCTAATATATTTAAATTACAATGTGTATCAATTGGGTTTAAAATAGAAACTTTTTCTATGTTTTTTACATTTGGTATAGGTGTTCCATCAACATTTACTGTAACTGGTAAACTCATTTATTTTTATATATATATATATATTATTTAATAATTAATAAAATCCACTTTCAATAAACGAGAACCAAGTGTTAATTACACGAATTGCTTCATTCACTTTTTCTTGAGTTTCTCCCCATAGCATTACTTGCCTTTGTTCTGATTCAAACCATACAAAATCTAATGCAAACCTTGTGATTAATGTATCAAATCTTATATCTTCCTCATTCGCATACTGAAGCGCATTCAATACTTGGAAATCGCTTATGTTATTCGGCACTATTACATTTCCATAACATGATTTTGGACGTGTCAAGATTGTATTCGTTAAATTATAACCATAATTCTCTGGCAAATCAAGCAATTCACTTGTTACTCTAGTAATTTCATTAACGGATTCATACGAGTCTTGAACTATAACATTCATCTTATTATTTTCTTATTTGATAAGTTAATTATTATTTTTAACTTATCAAATTATTCAATTTTTTATTTATATTTTATTTACTACTTACCGTCGGCAATCCATAATCCAACCATCCAGCAACTGGCACCTCCTTCACTGGCGATAATCCATAACCATACTTTATAGATACTACTTTATATCCCAGTAATTTTAATAAAGTCAATACTTGACTACTCGTGTGCCCCACATAACATATTAAAAATATCGGTTCATCTTTCGGCAATTTTTTCAAATTTTTTTCATCTAATATGTTGAGCCAAAATATATTCTTTGCGCCTTTGATATGCATTTTTTTATATTCTTTCTCTCCTCTCAAATCTATTAAATAATATTTCTTCTTTTTCAAATAATACTCATTATAAAAGTCTAATGCTGTAATATAATTCCAATCATCTTTCACGTTTTTTAAATATTTTCTTAGAGCCGATGTGTCTATTGTTGAAGTTGTCATATTTATATATTAATTGTATAATATATAAATTTTTGTATTATTATTTCATCATTAATTATAAATTAACCATACATCTCGCGCATCTCTCCATAATTCATCGGTCGCCCCATTTCTTTTTCAAATTCATCGGCACCCTTTTGCATTAAATTTATCAAACTTTGTTCAGTTAGAATCAGTCCTTCCTTTTTTTGAAGGGTTTTGACTTTTTCCATTCCTTCCTTCTCCAATTTATTCATGACCTTTTCAAGTTTTTTATCTGTCGTAGTAGTATCGCTCATTTATTTAGTTTATTATATATAATAATAAATTAACCTTTATGTCTTTTTTTTAGTGTTTTTTTTAACGCGGACTTTTAATAATCCTTCTTATCTATCGTAATAACCTTGGATACTTTCTTGATTATTTTGTTTTCACTATCAGCAAATTCGCCTTTCCCTCCCATGGCTTGGCTCATAATTTGTACATATACGTCGTTTAATGGATGTTGTGTATTCATACATTGCGGATGCGCATCACGCCAAGGTTCTAACAAATACCCATTCTTTGCAGTTACGTATTTAATGGCTTTCCTTAGTTTATCATAAGTGATATTCTCCTTCTCCCAGACACCGTTATCACGGATGTAAATGGTTTCTCTCTTCAGGTCGCTACAATGAATGGGTCTTTTGTAAACATCCAATTCACTTAGTTTTCTAATCATTTGTCGCGAGATGCCTTCCACATAACCGAGTTCACCAAGTTCTTCCAAATCCGAGAGTTGTAAATCCATTGAATTTACAAAATCCATAATGTTCATCGCATCTTTACATTTTTCATTCAAGAATACCTGCATATTAAATGTTTTGTTATTGCTATTGCTATTAATTGTTGTATTACTGTTTTTACATACATCTAACATTTGTTTCTGTAATTCAGTGTTGCTTTTCACTAGTTCCAATACTAAATCTGTTAATGCTTTTATATCTTCTTTATGTGGTGGAATTACAGTATTTTCATTAATAACTGTAGTTTCTTCTAATTTACATTTCTTTTTGTGATACCATAACCCTTCTCTTGATTTATATTCTTTATTACAATTATTACATAATAATTCTGCTCTTTTTTCATTTTTTTCTGTTAAATTTGTTAAAGTTTTATGTTTGCGTGTAGATAAATGATTTTCATAATTACTTTTTTTACAGCATTTAAAATTACATTTTTCACACACATATTCTTTTACTATTTTTTGCTCCTTTTTTGTTAACATTTGTTATATATTATTCTAACAAAAAAATGCCTAAATACTTTTTTACAAAAAAACATATTTTTATAAAAAAATTATCGTCACAACATTTTTCAACAAAAAATCAAAACGAGAGCATTTCAGTCACAAGTCACTTTTTTCAGGTTTTTTCATATATTATATGGCACTTTTCAAAAATGGACATTTATAAATGTCCAAAATGGAAAAACATTCGTCAAACCCAGAATCGTTTTTTTTTACATTTTTTGTATTGACACTGAGAATATTGTTTTTATGTGATATATTAATAAGTTTATGATGATTTAAAGTAATATAATTATTATATATAATGAGCGATATATGTGAAAAAACTAATAATTCTGTAATAAAGGAAGAAGAAGCGTGGAAATTCTATATTATTATAAATAACCAATATACCTATGCAGGAGTTTCACCAGATCCTGTGAAGCGGTTAAGAAAACACAATGGAGAGATTTGTGGAGGAGCAAAATATACAACGAGCAAAGGACCAGGATGGAAACACGTATGTCTTATTGAAGGGTTTCAAACAAAAAACCAAGCACTCCAATTTGAATGGGCCGTAAAACATGTTCCACCGCGTAATTCTGGTGGTATTATACAACGTTTAAAAAAGTTATATACAGTATTAAATAAAACCCAATGGACGAGTAAATCGCCCTTATCTACAACAGTGCCATTAGTAATAGAATGGAAAATGGAAAAACCAAGTCTTATAAAAGACTTGAGTTTACCAAGTTATATTACAGAAAAACCATTAGTTTAATCTCTCTTCAACTATTAAAGAAAAAGACCAATCATTATCATTTAAATTAACAAGATTACCTTTATCATCAGTTAAACGAACAGTGAATCTATCTAACACAACAGCTGATGCATAATTTCGCTTAAACACTTCAACATCATTACCAAACTTCATATAAGGTTCAGGTCTCAAGTTAGTAATCCCTTGTAATGGTATAATAGCAAAAGCAGAACCAGATGTAGGACCAGATAATTTATTATTTAAACTACCAGTATTGTTATTCAGATTACTTGATTCTTTAACAGCGTCAATAGAATATTTTTGTGCTCTTGTTAATGAACCTTCGCGAGTTTTACAATCAATATGTATTGTTTTATAAAAATCAGGAATACTAATTCGCCTAGCATTTTTAGTATTGGTGATATTATATAAACCAGCAGATAACCGAGAGGTATAATCTTCTAAGGATAAAATAAAGTATTTGGGACCATATACATCAACAGGTGAATTACCAGTAACTGAGTTTACAGCACCAGGATAAATATTAAAACTAACATTACCATTAGTGTCTGGTTCTAAATGAAATCCTAATAACCATCCCAATGTTGTATTAATTCCTAGTGTTTGAAATTCAGATAAAACATTATATCCACAATTATTGTAATTAATTACATTTTCTTGAATAAAAAAAGTTACAGTAACATAATCTGATAAAGTATCGTTATTTGTAAATGTAATTTTTCTGGAAACAGAATTGTATGATAAAGTTAAACTACTGGTAGATACGTTTTGAGAAGCAATATCATTTATAGTAGAAACCAACGTGTCTGGGCTATAATTACCGTCAGGAATATTAACAATAATACCATTGTATATAAAAAAAGTATTTCCTGATCTAGTATTAAAGGCATACCAAGAGGTAGGGAGTTGATACGAATAAAGACGAATAGAAATTGCTTTGGTTATAGGATTAGATAAACTAAACGTAAAACTAGTGTTATATGAAGCAGATAAAGGATTGTCTACATATGGTAAAATAGTAGTTCTATATTGACTATCAATACTAATAATATGGGAAGCAATAACAGGAGGACCAGTAGCAATATCACCCAATGAATTAGTTGGTCTTTCAGCAACAGTGTGTGAAATATTTGAGAAATAATCAACATTACTTTGTTGTGGTGTGGGTTTTACACCAGTTGAATTCATTTTCCATATATCATTAATAGTATCTTGTTCTTCTATATACTCTTCTGGTTCTTCTAATGCTTTTACTGCCTTATCTCTTGCCTTTTCAAAGAATTCTTTCAACTCTATTTTACCTTCTCTTTCCATACGCGCAATAATATCATTTGCTTTATCTTTTACGTTAAATATATTAGGGTCAGGTAAATTTAATATCTCAAAAATTTCCATAACATTATAGTTATCTATATTAGTATCTATTGTTTCACTTATTTCAGTAGATTCAGTAGATTCAGTAGAAGATGACATATTATTATAATTATCTGTTATTATTTTAAGTGTATTCATTATTTATTTATAAAGAGATTCGGCAAAGAGGTCTCTTTTAACAGTTCTTTTTTTGTAGGGAAAAAAAACGAAAGAAAACGGATTTTTTTAGGGGGTTTCTAAAAATTGAAATGCTTATTGGGTGTGAAGTAGATGTAACCCCCCAAGTCTAAAGAAAGACTACCGTTTTATCGCGAAGATGACTACTGTTATTGATATTGCTGCCGCTGTCGCTGTCGCTGCCGGTCCAGCTACCAAGGAGTGTGCGATTTGCTATGAGAAGTATAATAATCGCACGCACACCCCAGTGGAATGTGAATACGCTGAATGTAAGTATAAGGTTTGTATTGAATGTGTGCGCACCTACTTGATGAATAGCACAAATGAGGCGCACTGTATGGAGTGTAACAAGGCTTGGTCACAAGATTTTAAGGTCAAGGCACTTAAGTCCAGTTGGATTAATGGCGCCTACCGCCAGCACCGAAAGAAATTATTGGTAGATATAGAGATCAGCAAGTTGCCTGAGACCATGGAAGCTGCCGCACGCTATAAAGTTCTGAAGAGTGAACAGGCATTACAACAAGAACTCAAGAAAGAAATTAGTGTGATTGAAGAAAAATGCCACAAGGATTTCATTAAAAACCAAGAAGAACTGAAAGTGTGGTTCGATGGTGTATATACTCCACAAATTAATAACACATCGTTATCTAATGATGAGAAAAATAATCTTAACAAACAGCATGAACAAAAATTAATTGACCTTTATAATGGTCGAAAAAAATGGAGCAAAGAAAGACTACCCATTAAATCACAGCTGGAATCGTGCAAACGTCGTATTCGCGCATTGACTCATCCTAATGCTGGTGATATGGATGGTGCTTCTGCCGCTGAAGAAAAAAAGGAGAAAAGAGTGTTCTTGATGCCATGTCCTTCGAATGAGTGTAATGGTATGCTCTCTACTCAATACAAATGTGGTATATGCGATTTGTTTGCGTGCCCTAAATGCCACGAGATTATTGGTGAGGACAGCTCAACCGAGCATACTTGCGACCCTAACAACGTTGCTAGTGCTGAGGCCATTAAAAAGGAGACGAAGCAATGTCCTGGTTGCCCCAACCGCATCTTTCGCATTGAAGGGTGTTCGCAGATGTGGTGCACTGGATGTCATACGGCGTTTGACTGGAATAGTGGTAGAGTGGTCAAATCAGATCGTCTTCATAACCCTCACTGGATTGAATACCAGCGCAACAAAAACCACGGTGAAGCACCACGTGCTCCTGGTGATGTGCCTTGTGGTGGACTCATTACACGCCATGAACTAGATGGCATTATTAGAAGAAAGATTGGGGATAAAACCTCAAGTTTGTTAAAGAAAATGAGGTTGTCATATTCGACCGAAGACATCAGTGAGTATATTAATTTAGATAATATGAAATTATGTATTCGTCGCATGTATCAAACCATAGACCAAATTACACGTAACTCTATCCGTGTAATCCGCGAAGAGTTACAACGCGATCAGAACTTTGAACTACAGCGTTGTAAGTATATACTCAAAGAGATTACGAAAGAACAACTGTCCACCCATATCCATAAGATGTTATCCAAACGTGAAAAAATGACGCAACTACTTCATGTCTATGAACTCTTAAGTGCGGTTGGAATTGATGTCTTCAATGATATTTACAATAACCAATTGAAGGACGATGCATACATTCAACACATATCATCTAAGATCATTGAACTTGACGCATTGCGAATTCATTGTAACAGTCTGTTTGTTCAAATCAGCTACAACTACAACCTATCTGCTCCACTTATCACAAACAATTGGGTTATCATTACAATGAAACCTAAAAAAACACAAATGGATTATTATAAGAAATTGAAACCAAAAATTAATATAAATGATATGTTTCTGGATGGGAATAGTGGTTTGTCTAACTCGGATGTAATCGAACTCATCATGAAGGAAAGAAACGATACCATCGACAATGTTGTTAGACAAGTAGAAAAATATACAAACCTGGTAAACATAGAAAAACCAATATTTGAAAATGGTATAAATAATTTGCCAATTTTGAAAAAATTACTTCAAGAAAAACTTGTTTCAGGTGATGATGATATAGAGGAAATTAATGATAAAATTAGGATGGTGGAAAAAAAACTAAAAGAATTTGAAGAATTGAAATTACTTCTTGAAAAAAAGCAAAGGTTTTCTACAAATCTAATGAGCACTCTCGATACAATCCAAAATGAAGTCTGGGAGGGGGGGAAATATTTAAAAAAACTTTCTTAGGTGGGAAAATAAACGATGTGTGTTTGAACTGAGTGGGGGTTGGGTGTGTAATGATGGGGTTTTTTTATTGTATTAATTAAGAGAGATATTAACTTGTTGTGTTTCATTTTTAAAATGCCTTATGAAAATATCTTTGAAGTGGTTTAAAAAGTTTACACGTTTATTACTCATAATCCATTCAGGAATAGCAGTAATACCTTGTGCGCGTTTTAAATGACGCGAACCTTTAAATAATAAGTGATTAAATATTGCTATTATTTTTTTTTCGGTTTTTGTTAAGGTCTCATTTATAATATTATTCTCTAAGTCATAATCTATCACTATACGGTAATCTCCTTTATAAATATAGCGGTTGTAATTTCTATCTTGATAGATTTGCTGTTTTTTATCAGAGACATTATAACGGTTTTTTAATAGTCCTATTGCTTTTACTCTATTTTCATCATTATGCATTTCCAAGACAATTATATTTCCTTTAATATGCTCTTTAACACATACAGGTGTTCCGTATATACAACCCAAATCAAACCTATTGCGCTCCATCCATTGTTGGCGTTCATTCCATGTTTTTTTATTAAATCTTGTTGCTGTAAGGGTTGTCATCTATAATTAACCATTTGTTAATTGATATTGAAGAGAGATTTAATTTAATATCAATTTTATATATCATTAAATTTTATATATCATTAAATTTTATATATCATTAAATTTTATATATCATTA